TCGTTATTGTTGTAGTGTTTGTAATGTTTCCTACCTTAAAAGTGTTGATCTTTGTTCGCATGTTGCTTCTGACGATCATTTTAAACAATGTCGTCGTACGCCATTTCGTGGTGATTCGTTGGCTGATAATCTTGATCGTCTTGAGATTGTTTCTCGAGATGTTCGTCCTGATAGTGTCGATGTTTGTTTACAAGGAAGTGATGGGATGCCTTTGCTTACACATTTTTTTAATGTTGTTAAAGGTTTTTGTGGGTCGCGTGCCTATTCTGTCCAAATACTTGGTCCACGCATTGTTGTTGTTCTTAAGAAAGAGTACGCCTTGCAAAGTGTTGCTATTGCTACTGGCATTCATGTTTCTGGTCATGATCATCTTAGTACTTGTCCTATTTGTCTTGTTAATAGTTGGTCTGAAGTTCCTTCTGTTTCTGTTTGGGTTTGGAACCCTCTTAGTAATGTTCCGAACCTTTGGAGTGATTTGCTTACTCTCTTTGATTACGATACTCGGATCCATGATTACATCGATGAACATGGTAGTTCTGTTGATGGTGATGATGTTGTACTTGAGGATTTGGCTGTTGCAATTAATGGGATGCGAGACTTTTTCTCACAATCCGTTGATATTACAGATGTTGTGATTGTTGAGGAACATGCTGAGACTAATCTTTTTCACATTGATCATGTTATTGAGGTACATAGTCGTCTTTCAGACGATTGTTTTAACGCCTTGCTTATCGCTTACCTCTCTGATGATGGTTTTGCCGGTGACGCTAAGAAAAGATTGTTGAAGTATGTTCGTCCTCTTTACCGTCACTTTGGTGGTGTTACCGATGTAGTTGATATTCCTTTGCAAGCTGATCGTGGTGCTGCTGAAGAACGTTTTGTTGCTAAAGATGATGTTGCTGTTGCTGAGAATAGTGCTGGTATAGTTTCTGAAGTTAAACCTCTTGGGAAAATGTCAAGTCTTCCTACTGCTACTACTTCTACTGTTTTTGATCGTTGGTATATGCTGAAGAATAATGTTTCTTTCTCTGCGTCTGCTTTGACTGGTGATATTGTTTTGCAGATGAATTTTCCTGGTGACTTTGTAAATGCTACTGCTAATGCTCCTTCGGGCTTTGCTACC